GCCACAACACCTTTAGACAATCACTGTCGCGCGATTATCAGCACCTATACCAGTTTTTTATTCCGTGAAGAACCTGACAGAGAATATGCTAGCCTCAGTGATAATCTAAATCTTTTACCATTTCTTGAAGATGCTGACCTAGATGGAAGAACACTTGATGCTTTCATGAAAGATGTGGCCATATGGAGTGCAGTATTTGGTCATTGTTGGATTATCGTAGCCAAACCACAGACCAATGCTCAAACACGTGCTGGTGAACTTGAACAGGGTGTGCGTCCATATGTAAATGTATTGACACCATTAGTAGTTACAGATTGGACCTGGCAACGTCAACCAAGTGGTGCTTATGAACTTAGCTATATCAAATATCTAGAAGAAGTCAATGACACATTCTCAACAGTTAAAGAATGGACAAAAGAAACTATTACTACTAGCCAATTAAACAATCAAAAACAAGAAATAGTTGATCAAACAGTAGAAGTTAATCAATTAGGTCGTATACCAGCAGTTATCTGCTATGCCGCACGCAGTCCAGTGCGTGGTGTTGGTGCTAGTTTAATTACTGACATAGCTGATTACCAAAAAAGTATCTATAATTTAAACAGTGAAGTTGAACAAAGTATTAGATTATCAGGACATCCTACATTGGTTAAAACACCTGGCGTAGAAGCAAGTGCTGGTGCAGGCAGTATTGCACTCATGCCTGATGATATGGATCCAAATCTAAAACCATACTTGCTAAATGTGTCAACTGATATCAATCAGATCTATTCAGCAATCAATGCCAGCGTGGCAGCTATTGATAAAATGGCCAACACTGGCAGTGTGCGTGCTAATGAAACACAAGTGCTTAGTGGCATTGCCATGGAAGTTGAATTTCAATTGTTAGGAGCAAAGTTAGCAGAATTTGCTGATGCTCTTGAACTGGCAGAAGAACAGATGTGGCGTATCTGGGCACAGTATGAAGGTGGTGTTTGGGATGGTGAGATAGAATATCCTGGTGCATTCAACATACGTGACACAGCTAATGAATATAAGAATTTATACACAGCTAAACAAACAGCTACTACACCAGATGCTATAGCAGTTATTGAATACAATCTTAGACATTTATTAGATGATCCAAGATACACCATGGGTGACGAAGAATCATATGAACAGGCAGAATATCAAGAAGAAATCGATGATATAAACCGTATAGCCGCAGAAATTCGTGGACAACAGCTAGCCAGCACCAACGCACCGCCATCAAGTCCAGTAAGTCCAGGTGTTGATGGAATGATACAACAGATGATCATGGATGGCTTAACAGATGAACAGATACTGGCTCAGCGTCCTGAATTAACACAAGAAGATATTATTAGAGCTAAACAACTATTGTTGGATTTGCCCACAGAGGGTTTTAATCAGGCATCTTGCCCAATCGCCACGCAAGATGTCGCAGTAAACTTGGCGAACAGACAAAAGGCTATTAACACAGCCAACTATGGTCCTTTAAATCCCTCACTGCCTAATACGGTATTCTGGTTAGCCAAAGCTGATATGTGGAATGTAACTCCTGTAGAAGCTAAAACTAGCCGTTGTGGTAATTGTGCGGCTTTCAATGTCACAGCAAAAATAAAAGATTGTATCAACACTGGACTTAGTGCTGGTGGTGCAACTGGTAATGAATATGATACCATAGCTGCTGGTGAATTAGGTTATTGTGAAGCCTTTGACTTCAAGTGTGCAAGTTCAAGAACTTGTGATGCTTGGGTAGTTGGCGGTCCTATTACAGATTAAGGAGAACGTTATGTGGCATAAACTATTAAAATTATTAAAGATAAAAACTTGTTTCATCTGTAAGAAAAAAGTAAAATGATAGATTATCGTGGAGAACTCTTCCAAGGCTACAACAAGCCTAAACGCACTCCAAACAATCCAACCAAAAGTCACGCAGTCTTGGCCAAGGTTGGTGATCGGGTTAAGTTAGTCCGCTTTGGACAGAAAGGTGTTCGTGGTGATCGTAAGAACACCAGCAGAGCTCGTGCGTTTCGTGCTCGTCATGCTAAGAACATAGCCAAAGGTAGATTATTTCCTGCCTATTGGTCAAACAAGGTAAAATGGTAAACACTAGGAGCAAGACAATGGAACTTAAATCAGGAGGAATGAAAATGCCAGGAAGAGGAAAAGGTCGTGGAACAGGCAAGAAACCACCAAAGCGTTAATTGGTTGGAGTATTTCACCAGCATTCAAAAGGAATGTCCTTGGAGTCTAGCCGCTTATCGGCGAGGCGAGATTGATATTGTTCGATGGGAAGGGTATGCTCTACCATTAGAAGGATATCAGGCAAGGATGTATACTATTGATGCTGAAGATCATGTGGTAGAAAGACTAGCACAGGCATTAGATCAAGGTGAATGTGAATGGCTCTATAGCTATCCAGGCTATGGTCCATTCGCAACACCTGTTAAGGTATTAATACAGCAGGATCGCGAAACATTAGCGAGGCTAAGAAAAACGCATAAATAATACACTGTTATTGATACGGTCGTATCAATAAATATTATTTAACTACTCCCCGGAGGCATCGCAACATGAGCGAGCAAGAAATCATGGCAGGCAATTCCGTAGACACTGATACTACAAGCCAAACTTCACAAAATCAGGAACAAACAGCAATCGCAGCTAAGACATACACGCAAGAAGAATTTGACAATCACGTAGCCGGACTTAAATAAGTCTAACTAAGAAACTTCTAAAACCATATGAAGAACTTGGTGATGTCAATGAACTTCGCGCTCTCAAAGAAGCCGCCCAAAAGAAGGCACAAGAAGAAAGTCTAAAGAAAGGCGAATTTGAAAAGATCTTACAAAAGATGGCTGAAGATAAAAACGCAGAGATAGCTAAGAGAGACAGCGTTATTAGAGAATACAAGATTGAGACACCATTGGTCAATGCCGCAGCCAAATATCGTGCTGTAGCACCTGAACAGGTAAGGACATTATTAAAAAATAATATCAATCTCAATGCTGACGGTGAAGTTGAAGTATTAGACAATGCAGGACAAGTGCGCTACAATGACAAGGGTGTTGCCCTGACTGTAGACGACTTAGTAGGAGAGTTTCTACAACAGAATCCACACTTTGTTCAGGCTAATCCAGCTACAAGTTCAACCAAATCAAGTATCACTAATAGTCAAAGTTCCTTAGATATCACAAAATTGGATATGAAAAATCCAGAACATCGCAAAGTCTATGCTGAATATCGTAAGACAGCAGGACTTGCTTAATATATTTTAAGGAGATTTAATCGTGGCAACAACAACAACAAGTTTGAATGATCTATTACCTAGTATCATTCAAGAAGCACTTTTCGTAGCTTCAGAACAAAGTATCATGCGTGGACTAGTAAAGAACTACACACTAGGCCCAGCACAAGGTAAGACAATCAATGTGCCAATTTACCCACAGGTGACAGCGGCAACATTGACAGAAGGCACAGCAATTGAGATTGGTAGCAGTGCATACAGCAATGTATCAACTAACACAGCAACACTAACTATTGGTGAAGTTGGTTTAGGCACACACATCAGTGACCTAGCACGTATCGCTTCAGCAAGTAATGTTGTAGCTGATGTAGGTCGTTTATTTGGTGAAGCTATCGCTCGCAAGATTGACTTAGACCTAACAGCTAGATTTGCAGAATTTACAACTAATGTAGTAGGAACAGCAAACATTTTAGCTATTTCTGCAAACATTACAGCATCTGATATTTTCAAAGCAGTGGCTAAATTACGCTCAGCTGGTGTTCCATCAACAGACCTAGCTTGTGTATTACATCCAGCAGTTGCTTATGACTTAAAAGCTAACTTGACTAACACATACGCTAATCCAAATGCAGGCACTATCCAAAATACTGCTATGCTAAGTGGCTATGTTGGCACAATCGCAGGTGTTCCAGTTTATGAAACATCTAACATTAACAACAATGGCACAGCTGGTGACTTCGTTGGTGGTTTATTCCATCGTGATGCATTAGGCTTTGGTTTGATGAAAGACGTCAGCATTGAAGTAATGCGCAGTCCTTTAATGCGTGGTGACGAGCTAGTAGCTTCAGCACTTTACGCTACAGGTGTAGTCTATGAAGGCTACGGTGTAGCAATGAGCTTTGACAGCACAGTTCTATAATCTAAAGTTATAGACCCGGCAATGGGAAAGGAGCATTCGTGCTCCTTTCTTTTTATATAAATACAGTATACAAGGAATACCCAATATGGCATACGCTACCACAGAAGATCTATTGCTAGTAGAACCCACAATCACTGACTATGGAGTTATTGATTTTGATGTAGAACTAGCACGCAGTGAAGCAGAAATTAATCGTGTTCTTAAAGTCCGTTGGTTTCAAACCTGGCTTAAGACACAGGCAAACATCGCAGAATTTGATGCTACATTATTAACCGCTAGTCAATGGACTATGGCCACAGTGTATCATGCTCTAGCCTATCATATCTGTCCAAAATTAACCAAATTTGAAAATCAAGGTGCTGAGGATAACTTCCAAGTGCGCATGAACTATTATCAAGGTCGTTTTGAGCATGAGATGGAATTATGCCTACGCGAAGGTGTAAAGTATGATGCTAATGATGATGGAGTTACAGCGGCCAGTGAAACACGCAGTGTGCATCCACTAAGAATGGTAAGATAGTAGTATACTAGCAAGAAAATAAAGATATAAATATTACAAGTGAGGGAAGGACCCTTGCTAACCAATGTGAAGGACACAGATGGCATTCGCAACTCGACAAGAACTCCTCTTAATTGAGGATATCTCTGCATATGAGCAGGAAGTCAACATAGATGTTGAACTACAACGCTCAGAATCTGCTATAATCCGTTTGTTAAACACCATATGGTGGCAAAAATTCCAATTGAATAATCCTCACCTAGCTGGTGGTCGTTTAAATCCTCAACTGTTATCACGGATTGAATGGCAGAATCCCTGCATATATTATGCCCTAGCCTATCATATATTACCAAAATTATCTGGTGATCATGTGCAGAAGATTGCCGATTATCACTATCGTTGGGAGCATGAAATACGCACACTACAGCATCATGGTATCACATATGATCCTAAGCAGACCACTCTAAGATTTGTGCCAGAGACAAAAACATTTAACTACACAAGGTTAAGAAAATGAGCTTAAGAGAAGATATTGCAAAAAATATAGTCAGCACATTAGAGGAAATAGAAGACCTCAAACCTGTGTTGGTCACACGCGAACCATTTGATGTTGAGAAACTAGCCATAACACAATTTCCAGCAATCTTAATTACCAGTGTGAATGAAGAAAGAACTACAGAAACCATGCGTGCTGGCATACGTCAAGGCACTATTGCTTACACTGTTAGAGGATTTGTTCGTGGTAATGAAATAGATCGCAAACGCAATGATCTAGTAGAAGCAATAGAAGAAGCCCTAGACACAGATCGCAATCGTGGTAAAGATAGTAGTGTAGTTCAAGACACACAGATTGCCAGTATTGAAGTAATAGATAGACTACCACCCTTAGGTGAAGTAGTGCTAACAGTTAATGTAAGATATGTATTCACAAGAGGAACCGCATAATGATACAAGTATACAAAGGTAGTGTTAGTAGACTTATTCAACCACTACAATTAGAACAATATATTGCCGCAGGTTGGAAAGAAAAAACACAATCAGCATCAAAAGGCAAAACAATTTTGGTAGAAGAACCTACGGTTCTTCAATCAACGATAGAAGCCAAGACTATCGTAAATTCAATTATTGGCGACGCTAACGAGGAGAATAAAGATGGCAGTATTAACAGGTAATAACGGCGTTGTCAAATTTGACGCCAGCGTAGGTGGAAGCCTAGTAACAGTAGTAAATGTAAGAAACTTTTCAATTGATATCACAGCTGATACAATTGAAACTTCAGCTATGGGTGTTGATGTTCGCACCTATGTTAAAGGTATGAGTTCATATAGCGGATCAGCAGATATCTATGTAGATCCAGCTAACCTAACAGGTGGCGCTAGTGCAATTGCCGGTTTAGTTGCTACAGGCGGTGCTGTTGGTGATGCTACAGTCACAGTTGAACTATACTTAAATGATTCAAGTAATAAATTTAGCGGTGAAGTAATCATCACTGGTTTTAGTGTATCCAGTGCTATGGACGGACTAGTGGAAGGCACTATTTCATTCCAAGGCAGTGGTGCTTGCACATTCACAGCATAAGGAGATAGAAGATGGCAACAATCGCAGGTAATGATGGACAAGTAACCATAGCTGGTAATGTAGTAACTACTACACGTAATTTCTCAGTAGATATCACAGCAGATACTATTGAAACTAGTGCTATGGGAACAGATGCAAGAACTTATATTAAAGGTATGAGTAGCTACAGTGCTTCAGCTGATATTTATTTTAATACATCTGACACACAAGCAGACTTTTTAGTAGCTGGTTCAAGCAGCACAGTAGGTGGAACACCAGTAGCAGTAAAATTTTACATTGATCAAGACGCATCAAATGATATAGTATTATTCGGTAATGGTATCATTACTGGTTATAGTGTATCCAGTTCAATGGATGGACTAGTTGAAGCAACTATCAGCATTCAAGGTAGTGGTCCAGTTTCATTTAGCAGTTCAGGTAATGTATAATCAATCATGTTAACCATCAAGGTTAAAGGTGTTGATAGAGTAAGAAACGAAATAAGCAGTGGCTATAAGCAACTTCTTAGTGCTTTGGCCACTGACTTAACTCGCGAATTACAACAAAAAACTCCAGTGAGAACTGGTCGAGCCCAAGCGGGTTGGAACAAGCAAGTTGGGGACAAGGACTTTGTTATTGAAAATAAAGTTCCATATTCTGGCTATTTAGAAACAGGCACGAATAAAATGCGTCCAGCAAACAATGGCAGAGGCATAATTGGCCCTGCGTTAAATTCAATAAAAGGAAAATACAAATGACAGTATTAGACAACGCAACAAAACATTTTAGAACAAAATTAAGTGGTGCATTAAAATCAATTGAAGTTCCTGAATGGGAAACTAAAATTTATTTTAAAGATGTTATCACTTTAAAAGAACAAAGTAAGTTAATTGAATTAGCTACACAAGGTAAGACTACTGAAGCATTAGTTGAAACACTGATTACCAAAGCACGCAATGAAGATGGCACTCGTATGTTTCAGACTGCTGACAAGGTAGTGTTTATGAATGAAGTGGATCCTGACATTCTTGTGCGTGTGATTGGTGAAATCAACAATGTAGAACGTGCTTCTACAGAGGAAATAGAAAAAAACTAATAAAAGATCCAGATCTCTTGTTCGCTTGCCGTCTTGGTAAGGATTTGGGTTTAACATTAGAACAGGTATTTGATATGACAACAGATGAATTCCAAGTCTGGGCGGCTTTCTATAATTGGGAAGCCAAAGAGATGAAGAAGGCAGCTAATAAACGGAGATAATCGTGGCTGAAGCACAGATAAAGATAACCGCTGACACCAGTCAGGCAGAAAACAATCTTAAAGGTCTAGATAATAGTTTACGAAATCTAGGTAAGTCTACCGCTGACGCGGCTAAATTCTTTGCTGGGCTTACTGCCGCTAGTGCCGCTGTTGGTTATGCAATTAAACAGACATTAGACAGTGCTGGTGCATTGGTTGATGCCAGCAATAGATTAGGTGTCAGTGCTGCTAATTTAAATCGTCTACAACAAGCCGCTAGTCTAGCAGGAATTGGTGCTGATGAATTAAACGCTACGATTCAAAGATTAAATCGCAATATTGGTGAAGGACTACAAAAAGCCACAGCACCAAGTGCAGTTGCACTTAAAAATCTTAATCTCAATATACAAGAAATCAGCAGATTAAAACCTGATCAACAGTTTGAATTAATTGCACAACGACTTATAGCTATTGAAAGTCCTGCACAACGAACTGCATTGGCAATGGAATTGTTAGGTAAACAAGGTCCAGCAGTATTACAACTAGCCAATGAATTAGAAAAAGTTAAGAGAATCACTGAAGAAGCTGGACTGGTAGTTACCGAACGAGATCTCATAGCTTTAGATGAAGCTGGTGATAGTATTGATCAATTAGGCATACTTTGGAATGCTGGTATCAATAAAGCAGTTGTGGCCCTAGCACCTTATATTGTAGGCTTCGTGGCCAATCTAAAAGACGCAATTAGAGAAGCTGGCGGCTTTGATGCTATATTTGCTCGAATCAAAGAAACTGCACATACCATAGCCAATGTTATATCTATCATGGCTGTGATTATGGCCACACGATTAGTAGTAGCCACAGCACAATTAGCTATACAAATGGGTCGTGCGGCCTTAGCGGCAAAATCATTCAGTGTATTCCTGTCAAGAACTCCAATTGGTTTATTAACAGCTGGTGTAGCTATCTTAGCTGATAAGATTGGCATTGATTTGGTTGGTGGATCAAAAGCAGTCAATGGAGAATTAAGCACCTATGAGAAAGGTTTAGGTATTATCAACCAGGCAGAAACTGAACGAAAAAATAAGTTAGGTCAGACTTATGAAACATACACAGCTATCACAGATGAACAATTAAAACAACAAGAAACTGCAAGATCAGCTTTTAAATCAGCTCTTCAAGACAGCAATGCAAATATTCGATATCAACAGGATTTATTATCAGTAGGCAAAGATCAAGCTGATGTTAATAAAACTTTATTAGAATTACGTAACAAATATCGTGAAGCTGGCATACAATTAACTCCAATTGAACAAGCAAAATTAACAGCTAATCTAAATCAAGCCAATGCATTAGAACGACAAAATGCTCTACTACAAAATCAAAAATCATTAGTAGAAGGCTATGTGAATACTCTGCGCCCTGGTGAAAAACTAGTTCAAGACATTGAAAATCTGCGTAGAACTGTAGCTGGTCAACCTATTATAGCACAGGTTCGAATTAACACCGCTGATGAATTAGCCACACAAAGTCGTCAGGCTTTATCAGTAGCTCAACGACAAGCTGGTGAATTTGCTGACAGTGCCATAGCACAATACAGTAAATTATATGGTGAAGCATTCCAAATTACCAATGATTATAATCGTGCAACCAGAGAATTAGATGATGCCTTAATAGCCGCAAGAGCTGCAGGTGGTGATCAAGAAATTGCTCGTGTGCAGGCCATTGAAGAAGCTAAATTAGCTATCAGAGAAAATGCTAATCGTAGAACAATGGAAATGGAAATTGCTAGATTTGAAAATGCCACACGAACTAAAGACCTAGAAATAAAATTAGAATCTAGTAGATATGCAGAAAGTCTAAGAAATCAACAAGACGTTTTTGGTAATAATAGATTTAATCAACAACAATTAATGGAAATTGCTGATGAGAGAACCAAATTTGAAAAGAAAACAGAATTAGAAAAAGCACAATTTGCTATTCAGCAAGGTGCTAATATGTTTAATGCACTTGGTGCACAGAATAAGAAAGCATTTGAAATAGCCAAGGCATTTAATATAGCCAATGCTATTATGAATACCTATGCGGCGGCAACCAAAGCCTTAGCGGCATATCCTCCACCATTTAACTTTATTGCGGCAGCGGCCGCAGTTGGTATGGGTTTTGCACAGGTAGCTGCCATCCGTAGTCAAACATATTCAGGTAGAGCACTTGGTGGACCTATGGTTGGTGGACAAAGTTATCTAGTTGGTGAAAAGGGCCCTGAGATATTTACACCTGGCAATGCTGGTAATATGACACCAAATAATCAAATTGCTGGTGGTGCAACCAATGTAACATTTAACATTGTTGCCAATGACACTCGTGGCTTTGATCAATTATTATTAGAGCGTCGCCCATTAATAACTAAGATTATTAGAGATGCACAATTAGAACAAGGTAGGAGACAAATATAATGGCTGACATAACAACACAATTTCCCAATACACCCAGCTTTCAAACTGTGGATTTTAAGGTAGTAACACCTACCATAACCAGTGACACTGCCAGTGGTAAGAAACGCCGTGTAGGTCAAGGTATAAGTTTTTATACTTGGACTGCAAAATATGCACCATTGACACCACGTGATGCAGGTCCAATTATTGGATTTATACGCTATGCAGAAGGTCCTTTATACAGTTTTGAAATAGTATTACCTGAGATTAGTTTTAGTAAATGTTTTAGCCAACCAGCAACAGTAGTTACTAGAGCAAATATTGCCATTGGCAGTGCTAATGTTACTATTGATACAAGTAACACTGGTATTGCTGAAGTTCTGCGTGCTGGTGACTATTTTAAATTTAATAATCATAGCAAAGTCTATCAAGCAGTTATTAATTGTAATAGTGGCAGTGATGGTAATGCAACATTAACTTTTGCCAGTCCAACGGTTAGTAATGTTCCCGCAGGCACAAGTTTAACAATTACCAATGTTCCATTTACAGCTATTATTGACAGCCAAGAACAAGATGTCACAGTTGGCTTTGGTGGTATGACAGAAGTAGAAGTTAAAATGCGTGAGGTCTGGTAATGTCTTATAGCAATGCTGTGGTCAATTCCACATATCTAGATAATTACACTGCGGTAGATCTTTTAGAATTACATCTAAAAAATAGTTCAGGTGTCAGCGATCCTTTATATCTCTGTGGTGGCGGATACAATATAAGTTTCAACAGCAATACTGCTCCTACTGCGGGCACCAATGTCTATGAAGCACAAGGCAATTTTATAGGCATGAGCACCATGACTGAAGATTTTGAAGTTAAGGTAGGCAAATTCTCAATCAGTCTCAGTGGTGTAAGCAATGATTACGTCAATAGATTTACTGCTTATAGTCCAGAAGGACAGCGTGTGGTTATCTATCGTGCGTTTTTAGAATACACAATCACCAACAATATTGAAAGTCTTACGATAATTCCTGATCCAATTATACTATTTGATGGCATAATTTACAATATCAGCATATCAGAAACTGGCAGTAGTTGTCAGATTAATGTAGATTGTTCAAGTCTATTCAGTGATTTTGAAAGAGTAGCAGGTCGTAGAACCAATAATGGTAGTAACCATCTATTCCAAGATGGTAATACACATGATACCAGTATGGAACAAGCAGGTTTTGTAGGTCAGAGTAATTTTTTATGGGGGCGCTTATAATAGCGCAATGGGGAAATAGTCAAATGGAAATTAGAAAAATACATCCTGGAGAGATAGATGATTTATTATCAGTCATACATCAGTTTGTTGAAGAAGCTAGTAAAGCAATGCCAGAAATTGCAGGTGAAATCAGCGATCAAATTATTGTAGAAAATATTCGCGCTTGGAGTATTCAACATACTCATACATTACTTGTTGCCTTTGACGGTCAACGTCCAGTAGGGTTTATTGCTGGATTTGTAGTTCAAATGCCTTGGGGTAAAACATGCCAAGCCAGCATACAATTTAGATTCCTATTAGAAAATTATCGCACAATGGAAAACTTTAAAGCCTTGTTAGAAAAATTTGAAGAATGGGCAAAAACAAAAGGTGCTACAAAAATCCTATCTGGTGACATTGGTATAGATGTTGAGCGTAGTCGTAAGGTATTAGGATACTTAGGATTTAAAGAAGGTTTGTTTGCCTACAGAGAGATAAAATATGAACAATGATTTATTTTGTCAGCAGTTAAAAGCAGATACTAAAATTAAGAATAACAAATTTAAAGAATTCTTATCAAAAGCTATCTGGTTTGTTATGTATAGTCCACTTAGCATATTCATTGGACTGTTAACTTATAGCAGTTCAGCTAACGCTGACCCTATCACAGCAATCTTTACAGCAGTTGGTGCATTCTTAGGATTCGCTGGCACTGCCGCAGTAGTTGTAGGTGCTATCGCAATAGGTGCCGCTGTTTATGCATCAACAGCATTCCTAGGTTTCCTTGGCATGAAGATGCCTGATCTTAGTAATCAAGAATCAGCTACCAAACAAGCAGAAGGTGTTCAAATACAACGTCGTGGTAGTGTTGAACAGATACCTATTGTTTATGGACATCGCCGTATAGCTGGAGTAGTGACATTTGCCACTACAGGCGCAGACAAAAACAAATATCTCTGGGTCTGCTATACCATGTGTGAAGGACCTGTTGAAGGTCTAGTTAAAGTTTATATTGATGATTGGGATCTAGATGAAAGTAATCCAGGTGCCGGTGCAGGTAATACAGTGCCAGCATACTTAAATGCCAGTATGAGTGAAACCAAAGAATCTAACAAACCAGTTAATGTTACCTGGGGCAAATATAAGGATCGTGTTAAACTATTCTTCCAAAAAGGTGAATACTTTACCAATCCCAGTGCCATAACAGTTAATGACTATGTATTAGGCGCAGGTGGTGTATTTGAAGGTGTGCCCACAGGTGATAATGGTTATAAATCAACCATGGTGCATAATGGTCTATGCACTATTTGGGCTAGATATGAATGGATAGCTGGTGAAGACAATCCATTTAGTGGTAGCATTCCTTTAGTGCATATTGAATTACTTGGACGTAAAGTTACGCCATTATACACACAAAGCAATATAGCTAATCAGAATAATCCTTACAATACCAAAGTTACATCAACAGAGTCTGGTGCTTATGGCACTAATGAACGCTATTCAACCAATCCAGTAGAATGCCTATTAGACTACCTACGCAATCCTCGTTATGGTAAAGGTCTTAAGAATGATGACATCGATTGGGACACATGGTATAAGGCCGCCTTTAAATGTAATCAAATGGTGCCTAGCAGTGTAGCTGGACAAACACATCGTATTCTAACATTGAATGCTGTGATACAGACAGACAGCAGTATCATGAATAATGTAAAAACATTATTGCAAAACTTCCGTGCTTACATGCCTTATCAACAGGGCAAGTATAAACTTAAGATTGAAGATGCTGGCAATGAAACAGATATACTCAGTGGTGTAGCTACTATCAAAAGAACATTCAGCACAATGAAAAGTAGCCAACGCAGAGGTGTTAGTCCTCCTGTGGATAATATTATTGGTGATGTGTCCTATACTGGTATTGAACGCAGTGCCAAATACAATCAGGTAGTAGTGCAGTATGTGGAACCTGATGAGAAGTTTACTAATCAATCAGTGACTTATCCTGTAACAGAAGCCAATGGTCGGAATCCAGATGGTAGTAGTTATTTTGGTCGTCAATATTATTTTCTAGAAGATGGTAGTCGTGATTACAAATATGAAATAACCTTGCCTGGTATTACCAATAGAGATCAAGCCTTGGATATGGCACAGTTGATATTTAATAAATCACGCTTTCAAGAAACCTGCACTTTAACTGTGACCAGTGAAGCACATAATCTAGAACTAGGTGATAGCATTTATATTAGTAGCACAGTATTGGATTTTATTGATCCAGTAGATGCTACAAATACCATACCATGGCGTATTGTCAGTAAAACATTAAAAGATAATCATAATTTTGAATTACAGTGTGTGCGTAATCCAGAAACAATTTATCCATACACACGTAAAGGTGAAAAAGACATAGTATTACCTATCTATGTGCCTAAAGGTGCTGAGCGTCAATTGGCACAGAATGTAGAATTATATCCTCGTGGTATAGTTCCACCAACTCGTGCTAGTTTACCAAGTGGAACATCAGTTAGTTCTAATCCTATTATTAATGCTAATCCTAGTAATGTAGCACCAAGTAACAATACTGTAAGTTCAACTACTGTCAGCACACCATTAGCAGACAGCATTACTATCTCTGGACAGGCTACTAGATTTATTGGTGGACAGACCTATGTGTTATTACAATGGCGTCAACCCAGTGTGGCTATGTTTAGAAGTGTGGTATTTACATTCACACCACGCACAGGTCTAGGTGCAGGTAATCCCACACAGACATTTGAATATATTGGTGCACCAGTAGAAGGTGAAGCGATATCATTCTTAGTAGGTCCTGTGGTCAGTAACACACATTATGACTGCACCAGCAGAATCAAATATTCAACACTACAGAACAGCTCCATAACCAGGACATTTGAAGTAATAACAGAAGTTGAGACCACTGCGGCATCTACTACTACAAATACTACTACTACAACTACTAATCCTGCACCACCATCTACACCTACTGTAACACCAGTGTATGCTGAAGTGGTGACTAATAGAGATAATTATTGTTTAACCTTAGCTGGTAACATTACGGCGGCAAATTATGCGGCTGATCCTAGAATTATCAGTTGGACATTGACTACCAATCAAGCAAATCCTGATATCATTGGTTTTAATTATTATCTAAAACCCACAGCTGAAACCTATTGGACTCGATTAGAACATCGCAGTATAGGTAACATAGCATTCAATAGCAGTTTGGCTAATACTTTTACTACTTCATTAGCCGCATATGGTCGTGCCACAGCATTCGATTTAATCATACGTGTGGCTTATAAAGATAGTAGTGAAAGCACAAAACAACAGCGTTTTAGTTTTAACATAACCAGTCCATTTAACACATATCCATATAATTTCTTCTATGGTATAAATGCTTCAGCTAGTCCTAATCCTTTACAGGAAACTACTAGCTTTACTCCTGAATTAGCACCACCAACATTTGTAGGCACTGCGGCTAATGTTAAAATGAACATAGCTTCAGTTAGATTCAGTAGCACGGATGGCATGATAATTACCATGGATCCACCAGCATTGGCTGATCGTAGTTATTGGTATGGACAAACTATTAGATATCGTCCATTTACTCCTGGAGGCAATCCTATATATCAAACTCTTAGAGATACTACCAGTTGGACTACTGCCGCAGGACCAGGAGGTGCTGTGTATGTAACACCAACTATCCGTCCAATCACATATGATCAAAAGTATGAAGTTGTAGCTACACCTTATGTGTTGGTAGGCAATGCCAAAGTAGACAGTAATTTCAGTTGGTATGGTGTTGGTGCTATTAATAATTCTACTACCAGTATCATATATCCACCCGATGGTAATTGGAATGGTGTGTTTAATTGGCAGAATGTTAGAACCAGTCAAGCTCTACAAACTATCAATACCGCATTTGCTCCACCTGATATGACCAGCAGTGTGGTTCAACTTAGTGCTTTTAATACATTTAATGTTAATAATAATTTCAGTGTAGACTCAGTTGATAACGGCACAAGTTTCGTCTTACAAAGTTATCATACCTTAACCTATAGTGGAGTTGGTATTACCAACTTCCGAGGTGTGCGTATCTATCGTCGCAGTATACAACCACCAAGTGGTGGTGTTGGTGAATCTGTTGGTAATAATGCCAAATACTATGGTTGGGGTCGTTGGGAACAGATTGACACTACAGCCACAACTGTAACTCTACGTGGACCCACTGTGGCCGCTGAATTTAATCCATATTATGAAGTCACAGGTTATGCTGGCAATACCAATTTATTAAATCGTGGTTATCAAGGTCTTTACAATGGCTTATTAGCCAATAATGGTAAGAATCAAATATTGCCAGCCAAATCAGGAAGTCAACAATTCTTAATAGTTGTGCAATTCAATGACCTTAGTTTCAGCACAAGAGGTCTACTAATTAATTGTGCAAGACATTCTACTAGTAGTCCAAATCCTTATAATCAATTGAAACCAAATTTACCTACAAATGTAGCCCTAGCTGATTATAATAATTACACTGGTGGTTATCAACGCAATCTCAGTGAAGCACGTAGTGTGTTGACTAATACAGGTATTGGACTAAGTGCCGCACAACCATATGCTCCAGCTGGAACCACTGCTAGTATAACAAAATTTGTCAGTTATCCAACTACGGATACTGCAATACCTGGTGCAATATCACCAGCTATACAATAAGGATCTAATATGGCAATACCTGAAGAAACCGGACGAGTTGATTTACAAACAGGATACATATATCCTAGAAATCTAGGCACTTGGGCTAACCTTGCCAGCACTAGAGAAATAACCATCAGTTCAAATGCCTTGGCTACCAGCACTGCTAACATCACAGTGGGCAATATATCATTTGGTAATCTAACTATCAACAACACGACCTTGACTGCCAACAGCAATGTTATTATACTGACAACCACCACAGCCAATATCGCTAACATCTCAGTAGGTATGAAAGTATTCAATGCTAATATTTCAGCTAACACCACAGTGACCAGTATTAGAAACAGTTCAAGTGGTTTTATATGGGATAATCTACGCAGTTGGTTAACTAACCCTGCTACGTCATTTGTATTCAACAGTCCAATCATTGATAATGGTAGTAGTATCACATTTAACTGTCTTATAGATGCAGACATTGACGGAGATGTCACCTATCAAATTCTAACTACCAATCAGGGATTTGATGGCAATGCCACTGTGGCTAATATTGCACCTGGTGCTACAGATATAGCCGCACACACAGGACAACTGCTAATAGTCAGTGCCAATGTGGTCAGCACAGGATCTATACCAGTGTTGCGTAGCATGAATGTCAATGTTACCAATGATAGATTTGTTCTAGCATTAGACAGTGTAGACACCAGCACATTATCAGGTAGCATCAGCAGTAGAGAATTAGATCTAGGCCGTGCCAGCAGTTATATCTATAACATACAGATGACACCACATGTGTTTATTGGCACCACAGGATATGTTAATGTAGGTTATGTAGCTGCAGACTACTTTAGTGAAACTGTGGTTAATGGAGCATTTGCACAGATAGTAGACAAAACAAATGGATCAGCTAACATCACTGTGTTTGATAACGCAGGTAATTATGTAGATCATACTTTGGATATCCTAGTCTATGCCTTACCAGAACAATATCGTGATGGTAATGATATTCTCCAAAGATAACCAGAATAAATATTAACAAGGAACAACAACTATGGCATTTCCAACCGGAACAGTAATTGATACAACTAATCTCAGCACAGGCGCAGGAGATCCTAGCCTAGCACGGGCAGATTTAAACAATATGGCCACGGCAGTCAATGATATCATCAGCAGTGCTGATCAAGCCAGTGGTATAGCCATGCTGACAGCAATTGGTCAATACAATGGAGCAAAATTTCCCACTACCATAACCACAACCAGTGTGCTAGCACCTAGTTCAGGTGTAGTTAATATACAAGACGTATTGAGATTGACTGCTATACATGAGGCAGACTTTGCTGGCCTAAGTAGTCAATTAGGTGACATAGCTATCAGTGATGATGCTGCCAGTGGTAATGCGGCTATCTGTGTATATGATGGCACTGATTGGCGTTATTTGGCCATGGGTAATCTAACTGTTATATAATGGACAAGAAGCAATTAGAAGAAAAGCTCAGTGAAGTAGCAGAATGGGTTTACCCTAGTGTAAGTCAGGACAATGCCTATGAGCGTATTATACCTTGGGGTGGAAAAGAATACAAACATGAATATACTCCTAAACCTGATATGGGTCCAAGGGTAATTCGTCTACGAGCAGACCGATGTCTTAACCCTTGTGAATGGTGTGGTCTAATACTGAATCAGCAACAGAATATAACCAAACAAATTACACCACGACGTGGTGCTAGTCCTGAAATAATTAAGTGGCACTATAGTTGTCAGACCTGTAAAAAGTCCTGGGATCCAGAAAGCAAAAAATTACAACCTTTATCAAAAATGCAAATGGCTAGAAAACGCAATAAACTAAATACTAGGTAAAGACTAGACTTCAACTGTTATCGCCATTTCCGTTGACGTCAACGTCAAGTGCCTAATCTTGATGTCTTTGCAATATAGAGTCATTTCTATATTTCCCTTAATAAAAGTTCGCTTTTCCCCCTTGATTCCCCTCAAGGGGTTTTTTTGAGGTAAAAAAAGGGCTAATCAACCCTGACTAGCCCCTGGTAGCATAATGGGCTAGATATTTCACTAGCTTATCTATAGTATAACTTCAACCCTGATCAAGGATCAATCATTTTGGCTAAATTTGTCCTAATATTTGTTGACAGGATAAATAATTTAATATATAATAGTATTATCAACATTAAACAGAGAACTAACAAATGGCAAAAATAAGTAGACATGGTAAGCGTATGGGATCACCTCCAGGACCTAGACCCAGTATGGTAAAATATCCTGGTATTCAAGCAGTGTATAGACTGAGTTGGTGTCGTATGCGGGCACAGGCCAACTATCGCGGTGAAGTTTGGGATATTACTTGGGAAGAATACCAAAAATTATGGGAAGGTCGTTGGCATCTGCGTGGCACACACAAAGGCAGTTTGGGCATGAGCCGTAGAGATTGGCAGGGTCCATGGACTCTCGATAATGTAGAAATATGTTTAAGAGAACAGCATTGGCATCGTCAACGTCAGGCACAGATAGGTCGTGCTCAGGAGAGAAGAAAAACAGGCACTGACCTGCCTAAAAACATTCAAAAACCAAGTAAAAAGGATCAATAAATGCTAAAAATCATACCAATCTTAGTAGGTTTTTTACCTGGGTTAGTTTTGGCTGGCACTACTACAGTCATTACACCCGAGGGTAATTATGTTGTGACTACTACACCATCTACTACCTACGTGGTTGGACCCAGTGGTGGAGGCCAGCCCATAGCTGTCACACCCGGCACCCAACCACACACATACATCACACCCACAGGCACTTATATGATGATACCAAATGGCACTGGCACAACTATTATACAGACCAGTGGAGCAAGATAATGCCCAAGAGCAAGAAGCCACGCAAGAAGTATATCCAAACTATACCACCAATTGAACGGCATAGGTATTGTCCAGCTGAGGTCAGATATCACACTGACAAAGGTCCACACCGAGCTGAGCTGTATTGTCTCCAACATGACATGCATATCATCTGGGTAAGTGAGGACATGGCACCTCGTTGGGAACAGGTGCTGAAAACACGTCCACAGATTACCAGCCAATGACATACTCCCCCAATCCCAAGAACAAAGCATTCATACGCAGAGCAAACTTGGCTATAAAGTTCGTTGATAGATATGTCTCAACAACTCCCAGACCTTTGTCACAGCGATTTATTGAGGATCCCAAACACTTTGGTAGCCATCGCAATGAACTCAGCTGTTGGTTAAAAGCAGAACTACTTGAATGTGTAGACTCACACTGGAATCACCAGACTGGCAAATGTAAGAAGTATGTGTTAAACACGTCAGGATATCAACGAGTAGTAGCCTTGCTGGATGGTAATGTCACGACATCGCTAACGTCAGATGAACAACTACAACTCGCTACAGGCAAGTTTGCCTATGTGGATAAGAGCGAACGCAGTTATACTTGGCTACAATGCTATCCACGACCTAAAAGAAATAGTATATTAAACAACAATGGCTATCTTTATCACTATGACATTGAGGCCGCCGCTGCCACATTATTGCTACAGCAAGCCCTGCGATTAAACCCCACCCTCAAGGTGCCAAATCTAGACTATTATGTAGGCAATCGTGACTTAATTCGCAGGCGAATAGCACAAGCCTGCCACATATCTGAAGAACAAGTAAAGCGTGTAATCAACAGCATATTACAAGGAGGGGTAGTCAGCGGTTGGGATACCAATAAGACTTTCAATGAGATATTATTGAGAAACTTCAGAGCTGTGTATGCTCTTAACACCAATGCGGACATAATAGCAATCAAACAAGACATCAGCAGGTTATGGAAGTCACTTAAAGCGGATATCACTGGGAGTTCAAAGCGACTAAGAGCAACAGACAAAGCCAAATACTATCGCGAATTAGAACAAGCTGTGGGTAAGACAATTAAGAGGTTGTTGAAGAAGAATTCTGTGAGGTGGTTGTGGATACACGACGGGTGGGCTTGTGACAAGGCAGTAGATCCAAATGAGATTGTGCGAGCAGTTAAGCGAGCAACTGGGTTTGATATCAAACTTGATTGGACAAAGTATGAGGACTAATACCTTACTATTAAATATATTATATCATATGCTGCATTTATTAGTGTGGAATTGAACAAAAAGAGCAGAGATATGGCTTGACGATATATCCGTGTTCTAGTATAATATAACAACAAACTAACTAAAGGAGAAGTAAAATTGGCAGAGAAAACAGTAATAGAATTAGCGTTAAATAGTATCAGTTGGCAGTTAAAACGCATAGCTGACAGTCTTGAAGAGATTGAGGATATGAAATTTAATGAACAGCCGGCAAAATATATTCAACCAGCAGTAAATCATTCTGGATCTACACTTGCTGAAATACAAGCAAGATTAAAAACAGTTAAAAATGGTGCTCGCTAATGTCAAATCCAAACGAACATCAACCATACTTGGTTGTAAAACAAAGCAAGATATCAAGCCGTCTTGGTGGCTATGTCACACGCATTGACCTAATTGGCATCAAAGATCGTTTAGAGTATCACACCTACGTGGATGCGGCCAACTTCAACTACAAGAACTGGCGACATATATTAGAACACAGTGATACTACCATGATCTTAAATGAACTTACTACCAAAGACTTCAGCAAAGGTCAGATCAACGCTGATTCAAAACCAATCATTGAACATCAAACACGTGATGCTGAACAGATACTAGGACCTATTAGAGAGTTTTGGGAAGAAGAAGATAGGCGGAATGGTGGCACCACATTCAATGACCTGTTCAAATGAGTCGCGTCATATATGAAACAGCTCAAAGTTATATTCAAGAACAGTGGGGACGCACTCAAGTTCGTTGACATAGCTCGCACCAGTGGATTATACTCCTGGGACTGTGATCTATTAGAACGTGACATCATATTAAACTACACCAAGCCATTACCTCAGACTGTAAAGAATACCAAAACCTGGTATTACGATCTGGATGTAGAAGATGATTTCAACCGTTGGATTGAATACATGACATTAGCTGGCTATCGACTACAAATCAAGATGATAACCAAACCTAAGAAGTAAAAATAGTTAAATAATTACAAAAGAGACCTAGACCATGCTCAACCCAGATTTTGATCCCTTACAACTACTACATGATCTACAACAGATACAGTTTGAACAAGCTGAAAATCTAGTCAAGGTCAGTGAATGGATGGTCAGTGTCAGCACTGCCAGCACTGCTCAAAGCACACAGTTAGATCACATGTTCAGCATGCTGTCAACTATGAACAAACAACTGTTGTTCATTGATCAACGTATTAAGCTATTAGAACAGCATGTCTTAGAGAGTATAAATAATACTGAGATCTCAAGCCCGGAGTAATCGATGACTCCTGGACTATAATTATAGGAATAACAAATGCCAGCAAATCTAACCCTTAGAACACTTACGCCTACCCTAGGCACTACCAAAGCCAGTGCTTTAACCTTTGCGGAGATGGACACCAATTTTAAAAACCTAGACGCACTACTAGGTATAGCCAATGTCAGCGTAGATACTGCACCAACTCTAGGTGGTAATCTAACTGTTAATGGCAATTATTTCCTTGGTGCACAAAATTGGAACAGTTCAGTCACACAACAGGCCAACGCTGGTGTATTAGGCACCACAGTATTCAATTCAAACACTGCCTCAGGACCAGTAGCCAGTGAAATCACATTCAAAACAGGCGGCACCCTAGGTTCACCAACTTACACAGCTGGTATTGGACTAGGTGGTCCAGGATTCAATCTAAGTGGATTGGGTCTAACAGTATTCCCAGGTGATGCTTTCTTTTACAGTCTAGGTGGTAATATCAAACTAGTAGACTTGTTAAGCTCAGGATCAACTCTAGCATTTAGCAATGGCACAGGTGCTGACTTATTCAAAGTCAACAGTTCAACAGGTGCGGCCACATTCTCAGGCACTGTCACAGGCACATCAGCTACATTCACAGGTAATGTCACAGCCAATACCGCAGGTTTTGCTATTGGTTACAGAGATGTTCCACAGGTCACAGCAGGCAATGTAACTCTAGCATTAACAGATGCCGGTAAACACTATCTAGATACCAGCCTAGCACCATTGACTATTACTATTCCAACCAATGCCAATGTGGCATTTGAAATTGGCACGGTGGTAAGTTTTATAAACCAAAGCACAGGCAACCTCACCATCACAGCTCCCACTGGTGGCAACCTATGGTTAGCAGGTAATGCCACCAGCGCAAATAGAACTGTCACAACATACGGTGCGGCTACCATAATGAAAGTTGGCACTAACAATTGGTTTATCAACGGCAACGGAGTAAGCTAATATGAGTGGTATCCAACAGATGTTGTTTGCCAGCACCAGGCCTCAGGTCACTGGACCTACAGATCCCAATTTTGCCAGCGTGGAACTACTATTACAAGGTGGACAAGCTAATGGTTCAACTACCATAGTAGACTCTAGTGGAAATGGTCGCACACCAGCTACCAATCAAGATGTTGATTACAGCAACACACAGACCAAATGGCATTCTACCAGTCTTAAATTTGATGGAAATGACTATTTAGGATATACATATACAGCAGACCTACAGCCCAGTGGTGACTTTACCTGGGAAGCCTGGTTATATCCAACTACTCTGAGTGATTTCCCAACACTCATGGGATATGGCGCAAATGGTATTGCTCTACTATATCACAACACTGGCAATAGTATCAAGATCGAGATGGACCTAGATGGCGTAGGTTTAAATGTTGAGCACAACACAGGAACCAGTCTAACCATTAACGTCTGGCAACACCTAGCTGTGACCAGAAGTGGAAGTGATGTGCGTGTGTTTAAAGATGGCACACAGATTGGTTCCACACAGACCTTAACTGGTGCGCCATCAACCACACGTAATCTATCAATTAGTAGTTATGTGCATCCTAGCAGTGGTGGTGGAGCAAGCCCAGCTAACTATTTCACAGGCTTTATGGACGATATTAGATTTACCAATGGTGTGGCAAGATACACAGGCAATTTTACCGCACCCACAGCGGCATTCCCAACACAGTAGGAGCAGAGATGGCACTATTATTAAAATTAACAACTGAGCAGAGTCCAGCACCATTCCTAGGATCAGCAGCGCAATTAGGATATACAATTTCACAGGTTGACCACGAGTTGACTTATGAACGAGCAGATGCTGGTGATTACCAGGATCTAATTGACAGATTCAATACAGTAAAACCTACAGAATATGTATTGGATTATGAAATAATTTAACAGGAGACACAACCATGTCAGCAGCAAGTAATTATTTAGAGAACAAGGTATTAGATCACACCTTGCGTAATGCAAGTTTTACGCAACCAAGTGGTTTATTCATTGGCTTGTTCAAAAACAATGCCTTAGGCAATTTAGAAGCAGGCACATTAACTGATGAGATTTCAACATCAGGCACAGCTTACGCTCGCAAGGCAGTGACATTTGGCAACGCGGCATCAGGATCAGCTAGCAATTCAGCTACTGTGACTTTTGATGCGGCTACAGCTGAATGGGGCACAGTCACAGCTATCGCTATCTTAGATGGTGATACTGAAGGCAGCAATAATGTCTTATTCTACGGTAATCTAACCACAGCTAAATTAATTGAAACAGGCGATACTCTACAGTTCGTCAGCAATAACGTCACTGTAAGTCTAGCGTAATCGCCGTCCCAACTGAGGGAACGGCCGTGCTGACTACCGCTAGAATTAATCTCATGGCAGTGTCCTTGGCACTGCCATACTCACCTCCTAGGAGTCTAGGTCATGGCTAATCGTCTAATAAGTATTGGCTATGGAACTAATGATGACCTAGTTCAAACCTACACGATTTCTGGTAATACCTATACACCTGCGGCTAACATCAGCGTAAACATACGAAGAGTTAATCGTGTGCGTTGGAGCGGTGATGGTAACTTACTAGCAGTTGCACAAGGTAGTGGTTCAGGTCAGGAAGTAACCATAGGTGAATTTGCCAGTAACACATTTACTAATCACACATTTACTCAAGTCTCATCAACAACTCATGCCCTAGCCTGGAGTTCTGACAGCTCTCGGTTAGCCATAGGTCATGGTGATTTAGATGTATTCTATAGAGGCACAGGTAATACTTACACAAAAACCACATTGAGTTCATTAGATGGTTGGAATGATGTGGTATGGAACGCGGATAATTCAAGTCTAGCCGCAGCGTTTGAGGTCTCACCATACCTGCATGCGTATAATAGATCAGGTAATGTCTACACAAAATTAACGGATCCAGCCGCGTTACCCACAGGTCCTGGTTATGGAGTTAGTATAAGCTCTACTGGCAACATAGCTGTTGCACATGATTTCACGCCTTATGTTACCATATATTCAAGATCTGGTGACACCTTAACCAAAATTGCCAATCCAGCTAACTTGCCCACAGGTAATAGTCTATGTGTGGCATATAGTCCTGACGGTGGTATTCTAGCTGTTGGTCATGAAAACACGCCTTATATAACCTTATATCATGTCAGTGGCACTACCTATACTAAACTTAGCAATCCAGCAACATTGCCCACTGAGGTAGTTCAAGATCTAAGTTGGGATTATAAAAGTCAAAGATTATATCTTGCTACCCCAAACGAAAAGGTCATTGAATATCTAAGATCTGGTAATACATTTACTGCACAGACTACTATCTCAGGACTAAGAGCCGGTAATCCTCGAACAGTAAGTGTATTTGGTAGTGGTGTAACACAGTCTGGTGAGGCATCATTGTCAGCAGAGACAAGTATAAATGGCACATTAACTGGCACATTTAACGCACAGGCCGCGTTGAACCTGGCGAGTTCATTCCTTGCTAGTCCTTTAACAGGCACAAGTAGATATGTAGATGTTAATTATGTAGAACAAGATTACTTTGTTGAATTCAGTGACTTTGACTATGTGGAATTTGATTATGTAGAATTTGGCTATTTTGGTCAACCATTTATCAATGCCAATGCGGCAATGACTGTGTCAGCTAGTATTCAGGCCACGTTAACTGAACTAGAATCTGCCGAATCAGCGTTAACCTCAACTGTGACTCTTGTTGGTGCTGGTGATAGGATTAGATTTGCCAACAGCAATTTATCAACAGCGGCTACCTTAAGTTCTACAGTAGTTCGTATCAAATCAGCGGCTGTGAGTTTGTCAGCATTCAATACAGTATTAACTGTAGGAGATCGATCAAGATCTGCGGCGGCTGTATTAGCATCAGCATTCACACAATCTGCCCTGGCTAATTATACTGCTGGACCTACTGTAGGTTTAACCACAACAGCTACAGTATCAGTCAGTATGTCTGTGACAAGACCTGCATCAGTTAGTCTATCAGCATTTAACACAGTATTAACAGCTGGAGCAAGAATACGCAGTCTAGGTAGTGATATGACTGTCACGGCTAATTTATCAGCTAGTGCAGGTAAGATAAGAAACGCCGCAACAAATAATAATCTATTAACAATTAATCCTACACCATACACTGGTGTCTATGTAGATAGAACGGATCATTTTGCTCTATTAGATGATATTGAAACACGTAGTCAGAATCAAAAATTTATAGATGATATGACTGTGAGTTTCTGGGCAAGATGTGATGACTATACAGGTGGCACAATATTCAGCACTCCTGGTCCTGCATTTAATTTTGAAAATGCATTTACCCTAGCATTATCACCAACAAGCATTAGCCTAGGATATAATATCACAGCTGGCACAGCTGAAAGTTTTAGCATCTCAAGTAGTCCTGGTGTATTACCTATGGAATGGCATCATTATTTCATACAGGTCAATCATACAACTGGTGATCCTGGCACCTACACTGGAAATATTTTTGTAGATGGCGAACAGATACTAGCCGCCACTGGCACATATAATCCCACGTTTGATGAATTTACCTTTGCTGAGAATCCTATAGCCATTGGTTCAACAAGAAACTACAGCTCAGGTAACATTACATTAACTAATAGATTCAATGGTGTGGTCAATCAATTATGGATTACAAATAATGTCAATGACACAGTCGCTGAATTTTATGATTCATCAAGTCCTATAACAGGATTTGTAGATTTTTCAAATTCAGGTCGAAAGTCCGATAATAGTCTATCCGCACCAATTTGGTATGAAAAGTTTGATTATCCATTCTCAGCAAATGTTACTGGACAGGCTTTAGTGTCTGGTAATTCACCTACTACAGAAACTGTAGATCTAGATTATCTTCCTGATCCTGGTAATCAACCTATACTTGCTCGTTTTACCACTGTGTTTATTGGTGATAGAACGGTATTTGCTGAATTCTCAGCCAACACGCTAGCAAGTTTAACCAGCACAGGCAGTTATAATAAACCAGGATCAGCTAATCTTGCTGTGGTTTCCGCATTTACTGCCGCAAGTTATGACTTTACCAAAGCCACAGTGACCTTGTCATCAGCTGTGACTTTAACGGCCATAGCAGATAGAATAAAATATGCTGAAGTCAATATTAACAGTGCATTATCAGCTACACTCACAGCAGTTGATAAGAACACGGGCTCAGCCGCTCTAGTCAGTGCGTTTACCATATCAGCAGATCCAACTACCAATGTATTAGGTATAGTCTCTGCACAATTAACCACCAGCTTGTCAGCTCTAGCCTATGACTTTACCAAAGCACAGACCACGATATCAGCTAATTTTACACTCGTGGCAGAAGGTAGATATGAAGAAAGAATCCGTGCCAACGCTGCAATTGCCAGCTCATTCACCACCAGTGTCACTGGTCGAGTTACTAGACATGCAGTCAGCAGCCTTAATAGCCTAGCCAGTGTTGTTATAGCTGATGGCCGAGCCCTACGACGTGGTAATGTTGCGATGTCAGCATTTAACACAGTGCTTACAGCTGGTAAACTAATTGAATTCTATTTAGAAAATACCATCCAGGTAGCACAAGAATTAAGAGTATTACATGTTGCAGATGATGTAGAATCTAATGTATTATTGGTTCAAGATGATCGAGAGTTAAATAAGATATACACCAATGATGGGTTAGAAACAACTTTGATCCACCCAGAACAAGAAACAGGTGTGCTGTTAGCTCAGCATCGCCAACCAACTTTTTAGGAAATTGACTTATGGCTTTAACACAATCAGGTTTTAAGAAAGATGTAGTAGGCACTTACATACTCAAAGATCCAGGTGCTATCATAACCTACACCATAGACTGGGAAGATTGGCTCAGCACAGGTAGTAATGTCAGCACCAGCACATGGACTATCAGCACAGTCACAGGAGATGGTGCTAATGCTATGAGCAAAGTAAGTGATGGTATCACTAATGCTAATAAACATACCTACATTGAAGTGCAGAAAGGCACTGCTGGCAATACCTACACCATTAAAAACACAGTGGTCACCACAGATGGCACAACAGATGTGCGTAGATTTAGAGTGCGTGTTGAGGAAAGATTTCTATAATGGATGAAATTAAAAGCAGTATAGACTATCTAGAGGACAAGGACTATGAACAGGACTTGCCCTGTGTTGAACCTATACAAGAAGGCCTAGCACCTAAGTGGGAATTCCGACCACGTAGAAACCCTAAGTGGGGTGTGGTTGAAAGACAAGGCCTAGTAGTAGGCAGAGGTGCTAATAAGAAAGTGGTGCCACCTGATGAAGTCTATAAGTTAGCCAGCTTTGGTTGTGACCTACAGGAAATCAGTGATTGGTTTCAGATAAGTCGTGAAACACTCAAATATAACTTTCAAGACTATATCAACAAAGGCCGTAGTGAGCTTAACCAAAGACTTCGCCGTGCTATGATACAGAATGCTTGTAATAATAACAATGCCGCTGTTCAGATATTCTTAGCCAAAAACTTATTGAATATGAGTGACAACGGATTAACCAATGGTGACGGTAAAGAACCTTTACCATGGAGTGAAGATGCCGCTGAGTAATGCTCAGAAGGTCATCGCCAATAGTCCAAAAAGATTTAGAACAGCAATATGTGGACGTAGGTTTGGTAAAACATATTTGGCAATCAGAGAGTTGGCCAAGTATGCTCGTATCCCAAATAGTCGCTGTTGGTATATTGCACCAACCCGTGGACAGGGTAAAGGCATAGTATGGGAACAGTTAAAAGACAGGTTAGATAGTCTAAATTGGATTGCTAAGACTAATGAAAGTGATTTAACTATCACCTTGGTCAATGGCAGTGAGATAACCATTAAGTCCGCAGACGCAGGCGAACGTATGCGTGGATTTTCAGTAGATTTCGCTGTGTTTGATGAGTTTGGTGATATGAGCGGTGATGTATGGACAGCAGTGCGTCCTACGCTAAGTGATAAAGAAGGACACGCTTTCTTTATTGGAACACCCAAAGGTGGGCGTAGCAGTTGGGCATATGACATATACAACAATGCCTTGACAAATGATGATTGGGCAAGTTTCACTTATACTACCTTAGATGGTGGTAGGGTCAGCGAAGAAGAAATAGAAAGTGCTAAAAAAGATTTAGATGCCAAGACATTCCAACAGGAGTATTTGGCAACCTGGGTTGATAGTGCTGGTAGAATATATTATAGCTTTGACAGGGCACACAATGTCCGCGAAGTTGAAAATTTAAACACAGATGTTATATACACTGGGTGGGATTTTAATATTTCACCAATGAGTATAGTGATAGCTGTTAGACGAGGAGATGATTTATATGTCATTGACGAAATCAGAATGTATTCTTCTAACACCCAAGAAGCAGTGGAAGAAGTTCGTGCGAGATATCCAAGAAGCAAGATCTGGGCTTACCCTGATCCAGCGGCAAGACAACGCAAAACCTCTGCAGGAGGTAGCACGGATCTTATCCAATTGCAAAACGCAGGCTTCATAGTCAAATGCCTGAACAGCCATAATCCAGTGCGTGATAGGATTAATGCTGTGAATAGCAGACTATGTAGTGGAGATGGTCGAAGACATTTGTATATTAGTGCTAATTGCCGATATACTATAGAAGGATTAGAGCGTCAGACATACAAAGAGGGAACTAGTCAGCCTGACAAGGACAATGACTACAACCATATGATGGACGCATTGGGATATATGGTAGAATATATATTCCCAATCAGAAAAGATATAGGCCATGTGGTTCAACCAACCAGTTGGCGTCATGGATAAACTATAATAACAAGGAACCGTAGCAATGACAGATTACACCTTACAGAATGCTTATAATGAATTGGCCAGTGCCAATACCTTATATAACAATTACAAAGCCCGCTGGCAGTTCTTGCTAGAAAGCTATCTCGGAGGTGAAGAATACCGCACAGGTAAACACCTAACCATATATAAAACTGAAACATCACAAGAATATGCACAGCGATTAGCCACAACACCTTTAGACAATCACTGTCGCGCGATTATCAGCACCTATACCAGTTTTTTATTCCGTGAAGAACCTGACAGAGAATATGCTAGCCTCAGTGATAATCTAAA